CGTACGCTGCGAACAGCACGCGCTTGACAAGATCGCAGCTGGCGACCGCCTTGAGCATGCTGATCTTGTCGTTCTTGCCGGCCGTTGCCGCTATCTGGTCCATCAGGCCGAGAATCTGGTCGGTATCCATTTCCACTTTCATGTCACTTCCTTATTGTTTTGCATTGCGAAGGGCCGCCATGCGGCGGGCGAACTGCAGCGGGGTTTCACCCGGCTGAATTTTGGGCGCGGTGCCGGCGCACATTTGCGCGACCATGTTGGTCGCCATTTTTGCCGGTTCTTCGGTGGGCGCGAAAGTCGCTGCCGGCGCGGGTTCTGGCGTGATTTCGGGTTGCTGTTTTGCCGGTTCGTTTTCCGGTTTGGCTGCCGCATTCGTGATGGCTACTGCCAGCGCGTCGACCTGCAGTTCCTGCTCGACCTTCGCGGCCGGCGCGCGCGGCGCGGGCTTCTCGCCGAACGCCTTGACGGGCTTCGGGATCAAGGCCGGGTCGGTCAGGTTCGTGATCAGGACGCCGAAGTCGCCCGCCACGCTCACCGGCAGGAACGGCTTGTTGGTGCGCGGGAAGTAGAACAGCGCCGTGCCGGCCAGGCTTTCCTGCTCGCGCATGCCGTGCGCCACGCAGCGGCCCTCGCGTACCGCCTTGTCGCACTGGGCCGTGCGTTCGTTCGACACGCCCACGTCGATGTCGTGCAGACGCGACAGACATGCCGCATACGACGGTCCGCGCTCGATGGCGCTGCAGTGGCGTAGGTAGTAGGCGTTGTCCGCGCCAGCGCTGGCCGTCACGGGAAATTTGGTGTCGTGTTCGACGGGTTGATTTTGCATTGTGCTCTCCGTGTTTTACCAGCTGGCCCAGTTGGTGCCGCGGTCGATTTCAGGTTCGGGTTCGTTAAGGCCTTCTTCGACGATATCGCCGTTGATCTCGGCGATGGTGTCCGAGTGCATGCCGAAGTAGCTGCGAATGCTGCTTTCCATGCCCGCGTTGTAGTGCTCGGCCACCATGTGCATCATGTCGCGCTCGGGTACATCGGGACTACGGGTGCGACCCAGGCGCCCCAGTCCAAAATGCGGCGCTGGCTTGACCTCATACCTGCCCTTGCCGGCGCGGTAGCTACCCTTTTCAATCAGCACCTTGTTGCGCGCTTCGCTCATCCTGGTATATGTGCCCTGCGTGTACTTGGTCTGACCACCACCCGTGTTCTGTTCGATCTTGCCCCAGCGCTGAATCAGAATCGCCGGGTCGTTCAGGCCCGATATGCTGCCAGATACCTGGCGCAGCACGACCGTTTCGTAGAACTTGGTCCCACCGTCGTGCTCCAGGTAGTCGATCTGAATGTCGTATTTCGTCGTCATTGCTTATTCCCTCGCGCACCTCGCGCTATTTCTCACATGGTATAGAACGTCGTCAGGACCGACAAGTCAGCCCTGACTTAATGCCTAGCGCCGCCCGTATTCGAGCTTCAAGCGCACCGCGCTGGCGGGCGTGAGCGGCGTCGAATGGTAGAACGCGCGCCGCACTACATCAGGCGCGACTTCATTTGGGTCTTTCCCGTCCGGCAGAATCGCAATGCGCACCATGAAGCCGGCGCTGCGCAGCAGCATGCCCGTCTCGACCGCGTCGAGGATCGCGCGCGCCTCGCCGTCCCACATGATCGTGATCATGCCCAGGCCTTCCTCCTTCAGCTGTAAGAGGCGCGCCAGCTGGCTGTCCGCGGTGCCGTGCGACAGGTGCTTGCCGAAGGTGCCGACCGGCACGATGTCACGCAGCGTCATGTCGCCGTCGAGCGCGATCTTGGCGGCGGCCACATCGAACACGCCTTCGTTCAGAACAATATGCTCGGCACCATGTGCATTATGGCCGTTGAACAGCACGGAACCGGTCGAGGCGAATCCGGGAGGGAATAGATATTTGCGATCAGCCGTGCCAGTAATGTCGCGGCCCTGGAACGACACGAGCTGTCCTTCCAGATCAAATACAGGGATGATGATCCGGTTGGCGTAATCCTGCTCCACAGGTTCGCCACTGCCGTCGAGGTATGGGAATTTGCCATGATGGGAAAACCTCAGTTCGAAATACTGGGCGATGTCAGCGGTGATGCCGCGGTTCTCCAGGTATTTCAGGTTGCGCCCGTTATAGGGCAGAGGAATCGATTCGGGCAGCGTCAGCGCGCCGGTACTTGTGGCGGCAGCCTTGACGCGCTTCGGGCGCCAGCCCTGCGTGCGCGCAAAGTGCTTGATGTGCTCGATCGTGGCGCGCGCAGTGCCGCCCAGTGTGGCGTGAATGAAGCGCCACTTGTTGAATTTCGCCTCGCAATCACCGTGGAAGCAATTCCCAAGCCCACTCTCCTGGTTCAGGAACACTTTGTACTTGGAGTTGCCGCAGACCGGGCATTCTTTCACGTTGAACTGTGGGCCGCTCTTGCCGCGCGTCGGGCGGTAGCGCACGCCCTCGGCGTCGAGCCACGACTCTAGGTCGATGGTTTCGAGCGCCTCCTGCAGTTCCGTGTTCTCGATGCGGCTCATTGTCCCAGTCCCTTGCGCGGCCAGTAGGCCAGGTTGTCCAGCCGGTTATTGGTGATGTCCTCGGTCTTGTGGGTGGCAATCATGCCCGGCGCCGGCACACCCTTGAACGCCAGCATTACCACGTCGGCCACGCGCATCACGACTTCTTCGCCGTCGCGCTGCAGCTTGACGTACAAGTGGCGGCCGACGCCGACCTTCGGGCTGATGATCTTTTCCCACAGGTGACGCTTGGCGCCACGTTCACCCGCGCGCCGCTCGACCCGGCGCACCTGCCCGAACGACGATGCCTCATACAGCCCTTCAAAGCCCGCTACAGCGCGCCAAGCCTCCCACATGCTAGATTCCCTTCACCAGCATACGCAACGCGCGCAGGACGCGGTTACGCGGCTTGTAGGCGGCAACAACGATGTCGCGCACAACGACCGGGACCGGCTCGGACAAAATCGCACCATCCATGTCGTGCGCAGGTCGGCCAATGGCCGTGCCGATGTCGTGCATGATGGTGCGGTAGCGCTCGATGGTCTCGACGTGCATCTTGACTTCCGCCTTCCAGCCTTCCAAGCGACGCTCCATGCGCCGTAGGTTCCGGCCCATCACGTCGATATCGATGCCGCGCTCGTCATGCTCGTCCTTGATGGTGGCGATCAGGTTTTCAACCTGCGCGCGCTCGACCAGCTCCTTGTGCTTGAGGCCTGGCACCGGCTCGCGCAGAATCAGACCTTCACCGACCTCCTGGCCTGTTTCAGAATGCAGCGGGATATAGGCGCGGGTTTTCAGTTCGTCCATTTTCAGTACCTTTCGGTGCATGCTTGCAGCGCCGCGACGGCGTCGTTGTACAGGCGTTCCTGCCAGCCGCGACCCATGTATTTGCCGGGAATGTTGCGGTTGACCGCACCGATGCCAAGTCCAAACGCGCGAATTTTCAGATTGATTGTCACGGCGCCCTGGCTGCATTCGACAATGACGATGTTCTTGTAATTCGGCCAGCGATACTCGGCCTTCCATCCTTCAGGCAGCGTGATCGGCAGTTTCAGTTCGTCCATTATTCGATCCTCACGATGCTGGCAATAAATTTCATACGTGACAAGTCTTGCTTGATGAACACGGTCATGCCGCCCTCCTGGTTACGCGACGCCGCGAAGTACAAGCGGGCCTCGCCGTTGGCGCGCTCCTCGTCCGACACGTTGATCGAAATCATAATGTCGACCGTACGCACCTTGTTGTAGTCATCCGCGACGTGCTCGCCCTTGAGTACGACTGCCTTGCTGCCCTCGCGGTTGCCCTGCGTGGCGGTGAGCATGGCGACATTCTCTTCTGCCGCCAGCGCGCGCAGCGCCAGATACACGCTCTTGCTGTTCTCGATCGTGTCCTGGGTGCGGAAGTCAGGCGCCATGATGTCGGCGTAGTCGACGATTACGATGTCGAACTGGATCGGTGGCGCCACGCTGCCGTCGGGCATCATGCGCGGCGACTTGTAGCGCTCGATGCGCGCCTTCAGCTGGGACGGCGTCAGGGTGCCGGACGGGTACTCGTGAATCTTGATCACGCCCGCGCGCGGCATGGTCGCCTTGATCTTGCCGGCCACATCGTGCATGCGGTCGACCAGCGCCTTGACCTCGGTGTCCGACATCGTCGCGTCCATACGCTCGGCAATGATGCGGCTGGACACCTCGCAAGTGGCGTAGAACACATTGTACCCGGCGAGGCTGGCCGCTTTGGCGAAGTTGATCAGCGCGGTGGTCTTGCCTGATTTCGGTCCGCCCAACAGCACGGCCAGTTCCTTGCGACCCCAGCCCATGTGATACAGCAGCTTGTCGATCTCGACGTGGCCGGTCGTGATGCCCGTGGGTGGCAGCTTGCCGGCCTTCTTGTCGGCGCGCTCGGCCGTGCGGCTCTCGATCTCGCTGAAATAGTCGTACTCGTCGCCGTCGGTGTTGATGCCAATCTCGCAAGCGGCCTTGACCTTTTCCGAGATACGCTCCATGTCGCCCTTTTCCAACAGTTCGACCGCTTCGAGGATGGTCGACTGCATGGCTTGGTGGCGCACGAACTCGGCCACACGTTCAGCGATGGCGTCGCCGTCGGACAGGTCCGCGCTCGGGTTGAAGCAGGCCTTGAACGCCTCGACCGCGACGGGCCGGATGTCGCTGCGGATTACCTTGTCGCGAATGTCATCGGCGAACATGGTCTTGGCCAGTACCGCGCTGGGCACTGTGCCGTAGCGCTCGTAATAGCGCAGGGCGATATTGACCATGGCCGCCTCGCCCGCGTTCTCGAAGTAGTCGGGCTTGATCAGGTGGCTGGCCTTGCGCATGAAGGCCAGGTTGCGCATGGTGTGAATGGCAACCTTGGTCTGGAATTCCTCGTCGAATTCGAACTTGCCCAGCGCCATTGCGCCAGGGCTGCCGGCGGCGAGCGCTTCCGGCGAGCTTGCCGCGCTGTGCGCCGGGTCGTAGCGTTCGGCGATCATGCCGACGATGCTATCGACGGCTTCGCTCATGCTGCGGCTCCGGCGCGCACGTGCACGGGCGGCGTGGTTGTGTAAAATTCGCTGATGTCGTGCTTGAAGATCACGCGGTCATAGGCTTCGGTGATTTCTACGCCGGGAACATTCTGACGCTGAATGCGCACCACGTTGATCGTCACGGTGAACTTGTCGCTGTGCTTGATCTTGCCATAGTAGACATCGCCGTTCATCTTCTCGATGACCACGTCGGCGTGCGACAGCTGCAGCGCCTTCAGAAACGCTTCGTGACCCTTGGCCTTGACGGTGGGCGCGGCGTCGCGCGCGGCCCGCGTCGGGACTTGCCCGCGCGGTGCCAGCTTCAGGGTCGGGCGCTGCACGGTCTTTTCGGCTTCGGCCATGCGGCGGCCTTCCTCAGCTTGTTGACGGCGCAGTTCAGCCGCGTCCATTTCGCGCTGGGTGTCGGTGGGGTAGTTCATGTTGTTTCTCCGGTAATGGGTAGGTGCGAACTTCTCGCATGACGGGTGCATTATAGTTCAGCGCTGACTTACCCTGTCAAGCGCATCGCGATCGCCTCTTGCACCACGCCGGCGGGCAGCAGTTCCAGCGCCGCCTCAATGCGCAGCGCGTCGTACAGGTACAACGCCACATGCACGGCATACTTGGGCTGGGCGCGCTGCATGATCCGCGTGGCCAGGTGCTGCTCGTACGCCAGCTGGTCGGGCGCGCCGACGAAGCGCGACGCGGTGAAGCGCGGCAGCTTGGCCCATTGAATCTTGCCGCGCTGTTCCATTTCCCATGCATTCGCCACCTGAATGATCAGGTCGTCGTTGTTAAGGACATGCGACGGGCGCGGCGGCTGCTTCCAGCCATTCTCGGCGCACCATGCCATCGCGTGCCGGCAGAAGAAGTCGTAGCGCATGCCGAGTTCATCAATTTTCTGACGCAGCCGCCAGAATGACTTGACCTCACGCGCGGCCATTACGTCCTTGCCCTTGAACGCCGCCATGAAGCGCTTCTTGTGGTCGAAGCATGCGCCCATGTGTTCACCATACGCCCGGTTGTAGCAGTGCGCCAGCATGTAGGTTGCCATGGTCGGGTGCACGGGTCGGTAGTCGAACCATTTGCATTTATATAATTCGCTCTCGCGGTCGAGAAACTTGCGGTCAATTCGGGCAATTGCCAGGGCATCGAGCGCGCGCTCGTCGGTGTCGCTGCCGTAGAACGGGCCGTGAATGGTCTCCAGTTCCGCTCGGGTTGGGTGCTGCATGGGGCTCGCCTCCGTTTTCGAAAATACTTTAATACTTCATTACTTACATACAGAATATAGAAAGAACTTATAGAAAACGGGTGGAGACCCCAAGCTCCACCCCAAGCACTTTCTGCACCGGGATGACCCGGCGTGAAAATTAATGCTGCAGCGACGGATGCAGGTCCGGTGCCGGGCGCTCGTACGCTTCGATGATTTCTTGAACGAGGCCGGAACGAACGATGTCCGCCTTGCGAAACGCCACCACCTTCACGCTGGGCAGATGAAACAAGCGCGCCGCGGCGTCCATCAGGCCGCTCTTGCCTTTGATGTCGCTCTGGCTCTGGTCGCCGTTGACGACCACGATCGCGCCTTCGCCGATGCGACTCAGGAACAGCTTGTACTGTTCCGCGGTGGCGTTCTGGCCCTCGTCCAGGATCACGAAGGCGTTCTTGAAGGTCTTGCCGCGCATGTAGGCGAAGGGCTCGCACTTGATGCGGCCTTCCTTGATCAGGTACTCGACGAAGGACTTGCCCAGGCGTTCTTCCAGTACCTCCCGGAACGGATCGAAATAGGGGTCGAATTTCTGTTCCTTTTCGCCAGGCAGAAAGCCCAGATTCTCGCCGCCGGCTTCGACCGCCGGGCGCGTCAGGATGATTCTTTCGACCTCGTGCGCCAGCAGCATGTCGGCCGCAATCGAGCCTGCCACATAGGTCTTGCCCGTGCCAGCCGGACCCAGGCCGAACACGATGTTGCCGACCCGGCGCATGGCGCTGGCGTAGGCGCGCTGGCGCTCGTTCTTTGGTTCGAACGGCTCGGCTTTGCGGCGCGCCGGTGGTGGCAGCGCTTCAGCCATCTGCTGCTCGGGCAGCATCCCCGCCCGTTTGTTGGCACGCTGGGATTGGGCGTTGGATTTCTTGTTACGCATGGGGCATCCTGAATCTGTGGTCGGAGGCCTCACTATAACTCAGCGATGACTGATCGAACAGTAAGAAAAAGCCGCGCACGGCGGCTTTTTACTTGGCTTGCTGCTTGATCCACTTGGCCACGGCGTCGACCAGTTCGTCGTGGCGCCGGGCC